CGGCTGATTTAAAAAATCAAATTCATGAAAGAATTAATGCCCCTCATTATGCTCTTAATTATGAAGGTAAATTAGGAGCATTTAAAAAATTTAGGAAAAGAAATGACTGTGGATTTAGGGTTATTGAAATTTTAAATTAAATTTTTATGCCTACATTTATATGTGGGCTTTTTTTAATGAATAAGCTTTAAATTTTGTTTAAGTTCCTAAATAAATAAATAAATTGTTTAAAAAATAATTTAAATTTTAAACACTTTATTTTAATTGTGAAAAACAACTCATAAAATTATAATTAATAATAATAATGCTAGTATTAGACTTATTCTGTGGAACAAAATCTTTAAAACCTATTGTAGAATCAATGGGCTATGAATATATAGGCTTAGATATTGAAAAAAAACACAATCCAGAAATACTTATAGACTTTTTGGAATGGGATTATAAAAGTATAAATCCAGATATTATTTGGGCTTCCCCTGATTGTTCAGTATATTCAATGGCTTCTGGTAGTAAATCATTTAATAAAAATAAAGAGCCAGTAAGCGATAAAGCTAAATTACATTTAAAAATTTTAGATAAACTAAAAGAATGTTTAAACTATCATCAAGAAAGAAATTCAGATTTAATATATTTTGTTGAAAATCCCACTGCACGAATGGTATGGTTTATGGAAGAATATCCTAGATATGACATATCCTATTGTAAATATGGATTTGATAGAATGAAACCATCAACTATTTGGACAAACAAAAAAGGATTTATTCCTAAAAAATGTAAAAAAAAAGATAATTGCAATCATATTAAAGCCCCCAGAGGTTCAAGAACAGGAACACAAGGTATACCGAAATTTGAAAGGTATAAAATACCTGAATTATTAATAAAAGATTTATTTAATTTTTCTTAGTCTTTAAAATCTCTTCCTTTTTCTTTTTCAAAATAGATTTAGAAGTTTCTAAATCCATGTCTTTATCTTTTTTTAATTCTTCTATTAATCTCATACAATATCCATAAGTAGATTTTTTAGACTCTTCTAACATAAAGCCCTTTTGAATAGGAGTAATATCCGCCTTTGTTATTTTTTCAACATATCGGCATTTCTTATGCATTTATTAATAACTACTATTTTTTTTTTATTTTTACTTGTTTTTAGGTTTGGGCTTAGATTTAGGATCTTTTTTTTTCTTATCATCTTTTTTTTTAATAGGCAAAATTTTATTGCCTACTACTTTTGAATCTACTTTTTCTCTATATCTTATAGCGTTTTTTGCAAATCCTATTGCACCTTCTCTTGAATTAAATTCTTTTTTAGCATATTCTTTTTTAGTCAAATTAAATAATTTAAATTTATCTCCTACTTTTTCTAGTCTAAATGGCATATATTAATTATAAACATTTAAATTTATTTACTCATTTTTTTCTTTTTTATTGCTTCCTGTAATTTCACAGGAAGTTTTTTCTGTTTATCTGTTAATCCATTTTTTACCTTTTTTTTATCCTCTCTCATAGCTTTACTATGAGCCGTAGCGAAAGTGTCCCCTGCTTCCATAAATTTCTTCATATTTTTCATGTGTTTTCCTCGCATTCCTCCCTCATGTTTTTTTGAATGTTCTTTTAATCTATCCATAGTCTTCTTAGATAATTTCTTAGGTTTAGTTCCTAATGGGCTATTTTTATCCATATTATAATGATACGGCATATAGATTTATTAAAGATAATAAATTTATAAACTTAATATTAAAAAAATAGAAAGGATAAAATGAGAACAGCGACGGAGAACTAATGACTTTAAACTGATTAAATGGGAGGAGAGAATAAAGTCCGTTAGTCCTCATATTAATAAAAGATTTTATTTTTAAGTTATTAATATAAATATATTTAAATATATTAATGAGTGAAAAAATAACAATCAAAAAAAAAGGCGGTGAAACTAGAAAAATACCTCAGCGTTATGCTCCTAAATCTCTTTCAAAAGAAGATAAAAAAAAACAATTAGAAAGTATAAAAAAAGGAACTGACAGACCTAAGGTTAAAAGTTTTCAAAGTAAAAGAAGCAGTCATGCTGAAAAATTTGAAAAAAAATACGGCTATAAAATTACTAATGATAGTAGAATATCAAAAGAAATAATTTCTAAAACTGGTATTGATAAAATTCTATCAAAGGGCAGAGGTGCTTATTATTCATCAGGTTCAAGACCTAATCAAACCCCTGAATCATGGGCAAGAGCTAGACTAGCTTCCGTTATTATGGGGGGAAATGCTAGAAAAGTTGATAAGGCAATTTGGGAAAAATACAAAAAATAATTTATGATATTTTTTCAATAATAAAATATTTATAAATAGTATTATGAACTTTAATTTAATTAGTCCTTCCACAAACGGCAATGATTATGTTATTAATTTTAAAGACCCTATAACAATCAATGAGAATTCAAAAGTTTCTTTAAACTGGGTTGAGTTACAAAGAAAAGGGATTATTGTTTTAGATGATGATGCAACTATAACTTTTACTTGCACGAATAACCTCCCAGCAGTAAAGCCTAGCACTGGTGTAGCTAATGATATAGCCATAATAGTGGATATCCCAAAGGGAAAATATGAATTGACTGAATTTCAAGATTTAATCCAAACAAAAACAGATGAAAAAATCGCTGCAACCCCTAGACTTTTAAACAGGTATCAAGCGGCAGAAGTTGAAAATAACAACAGATCATCAGGCTTAAACATACAAGAAGACGGAAAAATTGGATTAGTTTTAAAACAGATAAATTTCCAACCTTTTGAAATAGACACTAACAACAGCCATGACGCTGAATTTGTTGACTCAGGTGGGGATGTTGTAGCTTATACAACTACTAATAACGCAGGTGCATATGATAATTATGCTAATTCAAATACACATTTTGATTTTTATAGAGCTGATTGCCCTGAGGATCAACCTTTTATGAATTCTTATTGTATTTTTCAAAGTATTAAAAAAGTAAATGCACAAACAGGAAATATTTTCTTCGGTTTAGTAGGCAAAGAATATACGACTGGTTTTAATACTCCACCAACTAGAACAAATGGAAATAATCCCCCTGTTTTAAAAGACGGAGTTCCTGCATGTTTCTTAGGTATAGAATTAGGAACTGGGACAGGACATATAGATATTTTAATGGCGGAAGACGGAGGAATTCCTATAAATGATTGGACAAAACAAAATAAAGAAATAACAGGTATGTCATCAGTTTTTAGAGTTCCAGTAGCTACCACAGTTAACACAAGTCAACCTTATCAAATGCTTTTTGGTATGCAAATTGACAACACAACCTCAACACCATCTTTAAGATGGAAAGTTGCAAATTATCAAAACGGAGAATATAAAGAACTTTATGATTCACAACCTCAAAGACGAAATTTACCATTTAAATTATTAATAGGAGATGGGGAAACCTACACAACAGCACTAGCTAGGAACTCACAAATTCCTTTTGGTTTTCAAGTTTCTGCTCAAAATGCTGATAATGGATTTAAATTAATTGATTATGCAGAAATAGACAAAACAGGAAACGGAAACTCAAATGGCATTCCGTATACTATTATAAGAGATTATCAAATTGATCTATCAGACAATCTTCAAGATATTTTAAATATAGGAGGAACAGGAGTAATAACAAATCTTCATCCTAATGGATGTCAGGAAGCTTGTGATTTGATAGAAAGTAATTTAGATGTAAACTGGAAGAGCCAGAATTTCTCTATATTTATTAATCTCCCTACTAATAACTATAAAAATGTAAAACAGCAAAGAGATGGAGGTTTTAAAAAATCTATCCTTGCTAATATTCCTGCCCCTTTTACCACAGGAGCTATAAATACTCAACAGGGTTCTGATAATGGTGTTGTAGTTTCTACTTATCAGCCTTACTCCCCTATCATATCAGAATTGAAAAATAATAAAATTACTACTAATACAATGGAAATTAAAATAGTTGATATGTTGGACGAAAGACCGGCTGAGGTAATAAATAGAAGTATAGTAAATTTTACTATCCATGATTCTGAATAAAAAATATATATTTAATTTAATGAAACTAAAAGCAGATAAATTTAACTCATTATTATTAAGACAAAAAAATATGAAAATAGAACTCTCGGATATGAAAGCTCATCAAAATATTATAGGAGATAATCTTTTTAAAAAAGATATTAAAAAAGAAGAAGACAAAAAAAAAGTAAAAAATATAGAGGATATTTTTGATAAGGGCGGAAAGCCAAAAAATAAATGCAAATGTAAAAATAAAAAAAATAAAAAATAATTAAGTTTATCTATCCAAAATAATAATATCTATAAAAGGTATATATAAAATATGGCTTCTATGGATATGGACATGCTTTCAAGATTGACTGACTATTCGGTAGATGATGCAGAAAACATTATGGATGTAAGAACTGAAAAACTTGATCCCATTGTTAGTTCGGCTTATAGATATACTTTTAGATTAGATACCGCCGCTTATTTAGATAAAAACACTATGTTATTGTTTAAATGTAAAGCCAAAGACGGCACAGTATCCGCTGATAATTGCAGATTAAACTGCTTTAATGGCGGTTTAGGTGCTGTCAAAGATGTTGAACTTCAAATCGGTGACTTTCAGGTTCAGAAAGTTCACAAGGTAAATGAATGGGCAACTTTAAATCATCTTTATTCTTTAACACCAGAAGTTCAGAATAAAAAATTATCATCATATTTACAGAATGGTCTTGCATATAAGGTTTTAAACGCTCAGGGCACTCCTGCTTCTGATAATGTTGGCGTTATTGCTGTTGATAGTGAAAAATCAGGTATTAATTATGGTAGGTCAGATAATAGGGTTGGTGCTGCTGTTAATAATCATTTAATTAGTAATGATAAAGACAATAATCAGCTCGTCGGTATTCCTCTCGGTATGTTAATTCCCATGTTAAATACCAGAGATTTACCACTCTTTTTATTTACTGCCTATAAAGTTCATTTAACTATTGAATTTGAGCCTGATAGTTCTTTATTTGCTAATAAAATAGGAGCTCCTTCCGCCAATCTTGCCGCCGCTGAGGGTGATATTCTTTTTGATGATGTCAATCTTTTAGTTGATTATCTTGTTTTCCCTTCAAGGGTTCAGGAATCAGTAAGAGAAAAGACACAGCAAGAAGGAGGTTATATGATGGATTTCATTAATGTTGAGAATATTCAGAAGGTTCTTCCTGCCGCTACTGCTAATGTAGAACAAAAGCAGGAATTTAGAATTAATGTAATTAATCAAGAAGTCCACTATATTCAAATGACTAAACAGTTCCAGACTTATGCAGATAATAACAATAAAGTCACATTAGGTCAAAGAGCTGATTCAGTTTCCATAGAGGAATATCAAGTTAATATTAATGGTGTTGATGCTTACAATTTCGGTTTCTTGCATAATCCAGTTGAACATTACAACCAAATGTCTTATGTATTAGGTAGAGATATTCAGGTTATTTCACCTTATTATATAGCTGATGTAAACATTGAGGCTTCTATGCTTTCACCACCTCCACAGGGTATATTAGGAAAATATAAACCACTTGGTATTGATATGAGAAACGGAGAGCCAACTATTAGAGGCGGAGGCAGAATGATAGGAGATTATCCAGTAAGGTGGATCTATAAGAGAACACCACACGCACAGGTAGACTCTGATATTGCCGACACTCCACAAATAGGACAGGCAGACACTTCCGCCGCAAATGTTAATTTCTTTGTTGGAACTACTAGAATAGTTAATGTTAAATCATTACCTTCTGGCGGAATGATTGTTAATGTATCAGATTTATAAGTATTACGATGAATAAATCAATTTTCGTTTATTAAAATTTTAATATCTCTTAATTATTTATAGGAATGACTACGAGATATATTGATTTAAACGCTTCCCAAGCTTCTAAAATTAATTCAACAAATAATAGATACACATATAAACTAAATAAAACCCTAGAACTCCCAACAGGCACTCAAATATCCGTTCAAAATTCACTTATTAATTTACAGGGTATAACTGGTGAGTCTATTGAATTAGAAAAAGATTTTGAAGAAACTATTATTTATAATTATTATTTAGTTGACACTTTTTACCGTGACCCTGTGGGTCAATTGCCTGTGGCGTCTAATCAAAATAGATATAGGGTTTATGAAGAGGCAGCTTTTAAATTGAATCCTAAAAATTCTGCAACTTTTCAAATATCTGATGATATAAAAGATGGTCTAGCTGGTTTTTCTGAAAATATCATGCCTCTGGCTGGATGGAGAAACATTACAAACTCAACAGGAACAGGAAATTTTTTAGTTCCTTTAATAGGAAAAGCAGATATAAAAATTCCTAAGGGTATTTATAGTGTTTCTTCTCTTGCTGAATTAATAACAAATCAAATAAATGCTGTAACTCTTCCAGAGTCAAATGAAAATTTTTTAGATGTAGCAAAAAAAAATAATGAATTCAATGGAATGTTAGTAAATAATACAACAAATAGGATTATAAATACACCTCCAAGAGAAGATTTAAAAACATGGCAGGATGATACAGGAACGGAGGGGGCTTTAAATAATGCCCCACCCTTCACTTCACTTCCAGACATAAGAGCCTTAACCGTTAATGATAATAACATTGTGGGAGCATTTGCCTGTAAACCTAATCACATGGCGGATTTATTTTATCAAGCAAAAATAAATGATTATGATGCAACAGTTGCAGATAATAGTGCTAGGACAAGAGTTTTTAAGAGTTCATTAACAGCTGCACCTGACCCAGCTAGAAGATATGGGCTAGTATTTACTAGGTTAAATAATCTAGCACCATCAGACGCAGCCAGAGACCAAAAATATTATGACCTTTTTCAAAAAGGAACAGGAGTAGGAACAGCAAGTTTTTCTATGTCTTATAAAAATTCTGGATATGCTATAAGTCATTTACATGAACCAATAAGAATTCCTACAAATGATAGATTGGGAAATGCATTACAAGGAGCAAGTCAGGAGGCATTTTTTATGAAAAGAGTTCCAACACCTTCACAAGTTACAGGGACAGATAGATTATCAAATATATATGACGGAATATTGACCGACGATCAAAAAAACAAGACTTATAATACTTTATCTGCACCAGCACAGCAATATAGTGGAATATTAGTATATAACTGGGCATATCAAACTTGTTTAAATAGTGGTAATAGAAGTAAAGGAGAGGTATTAGTAAGAAATGACGCAAATTCCACTTATGCACAGGAATTCTGGAATTTTAATGAATTTTTTAAAACAGATGAGGAAGCGAAAAAAGCTTGGGAGTCTACTTTATGGTTTAGGATGGGTTTTACATACGAACAAATACAAAAAAAGGAAAATTATAAAAGCCAATATTGGTATGGAGAGAGCCATACTTTAAATGGAATAACAACAGGGGCAGATGTAGATTCCACAGCTCTTCCTTTTATGTCATCTATTTATAATAATTATAGTAGAGCCGCCGAACAAAAACCACTAGGCGACCAAGGAATTGCCCTTCCTGCTGTTAATGCAATTCAATTATTTAATCTTATGGATTCAAATGTTCCTCCATGCCCATTTAATAATAACAAAAAAGCAACATTACCAGCTAATCCTCATGAAACACTACCTATAAATGTTTATACTTACACATCCTCAGATTATGAAGAAGCAATAACTATACCAGTTCAAACGGCTGGATTAGATTTAATAGCTGATGACCTTCCTAGATTATCTATAAATGGTTATATGCTTTGTTTATCAGATATAATAAATCAAGATGACCAAGCAGGAGATCTATCAGATTGTGGAATTTTAGATTTAATTCCAAAAAGTTCCTTATCAAATCAAGATTTTATTGCTGATAGGAATTTATTAGTGCATACTTTATCAAATCCTAAAACAGTTAATTATGTAAATATTAATATATTAAATCCTGATTTAACTGATATATCATTAGAGCCGAACACAACAATTTTATTAAAAATAACTACACCAATTCCTAAACCTACTATTTTAATGGCGGAATCACAAGAGGAAATAGCAGAAGAACAAGTAAAAGAAGAACAAGCTAATTTAATTCAACAGCAAGAAAAACAATTATTAAAACAAGAAAAAAAATCTTAAATATTTAAATTATCCATTTTTTAAATAGTGCGTTTAAAAATTATTTAAAAAATAAAATATACATAATATATATAAAATGACTAAACAGCGACGAACCGAGATTTTCAATGTGCCTCTGGCTAAATATATTCTTAGAACTTGCAGGGACGAGTTAAAGGATAGGGATTTCAACGCTTTAACTAAATTAGTTGGAAAGCGTAATTCTTGGACTTTACACCCTATATACCGTCAAGGAGGGGAGGACTTAGACGGCAGAAATGTATGCGAAAAAGGCTTATGTGTATTTAGCAAAAAAGTTAGAAATACACTAGCTAGGCAATTCTACAAAGATGTAGACATGGTAAATGCTTGTTATATTTATTTTTATGATTTATTACAAAAAAACCCAGATTTAAAAAAACAAGGTAAATGGATTAAGAGTTATTATGAAAATAGAGAAGAAAAACTTAATAAAATAATGGAATCAAAAAAAATAACTAGACAAGAAGCAAAAGATATTTATATAAAAAAAGCCTTTAATGGTAAAGACGAAACTATAAATGAATTAATTATTAGAGAAATAGAAAAATGTGAAAACGCACAAGTTTATTATAAAAGATTATTAAAAGAAGAAGTTGAAAATCCATTAGGAAAAATAGCAAGTTATTTTTATTTCCGCTGGGAATGGGCAACAATTTCTAAAATTATGGATTTTATGGAAAAAAATCGTATTAATACTTTTTGTGATTTACATGACGGCTTTTTTGTTGATAGAAAAATAGACGACGAGCAAATAAATGAAGTATTAGAAAAGATTAAGGAAAAATTCAACATAGATATGAAAATTAAAGAGATGACAGACTTTTTAGATATTCCTATGGACTATATAGTTGATTTTAAAAAAGCATTAGGACTTGACGAACAAGAACGATATGAATATTTAAAAAATAAATTTGAGGATTATTATGGAATCCATAAAGTTATTCAACAATCAGGGAATTTTTTAATATTAAACGAAGACGGCACATACTATTTAAAATCTCAAACTGATTTAACTCAATCATTTTTAGACTGGGCTGAGGCAGGAGGAGAAGAATTTAGTGTCCATACTAAACATGAATCAAGATTTATTTATAACTATATAGCAGACCACACAAAAAGAATTGTAGAAAAAATAGATTTCTATCCTAATCTTTTGACTGCTCCTAGTAATATTTATAATTTATTTAATGGGTTTTATATTGAGGCTTTTGAAGATGCAACAATAAATAGTAATGACGAATATGACTTTGAAATTTTAAAAGAACATTTTTATTTTATTACTGATGATTTTAGTGATATAGCAAAAGATTGTGCTGAATACCTTTTAGATTGGGTAGCTCAAATATTTCAACAACCTCATATAAAATCAAATACTATGATTATATTAAAAGGGGGTGAAGGTGTGGGGAAATCTTTAACCGCACAAATTATAGGTAAAATGTTAGGTGTAAAATATTATTATGAAACTTCTAGCCCAGCTAGTGATTTATTCGGCAATTTTAATTCAATAGGTAAATCAAAACTTCTTATTAACATGGAAGAAGGGGCTATTAATCAAACAGAAAAATTTTATGAAGAATTAAAAAATGCAATTACTGCACCTACTATGACTATTAAGGAAAAATATGAAAGATCTATGGTATTAAATGATTATTGTAGATATATAATGCCGACTAATAATGAAGGTGTTATAAAAATAAGCGATACAAATAGACGATTCGTCGGTTTTGAGTGCAGACACCCCAGAAAAGACCCCTCAAAATTAGTAAAGGCAATGAAAAATGATAAGGCATTATACTTATTATATAGATTTTTAATGAACAGAAATATTGAGGGTAAAATGTGGGATAAATTTCCTAAAACAAGTTACTATAAAAGATGCCTTGATAATTCAATTCCTATTGTTTGGTCATTTGTAAATGAGATAATAGGAAACATGACGACAGAATTTAAAAAGAACAGGTTAGGGGATTATATGGAAGCCTCAGAATTATATAGCCATTTTGAGAACTACTGCCGAGATAATAAACAAATAATAAGTAAAAAAAAAGAATTTGAGAATCAATTAGAAGCAACTTATTTATTTAAAAAGATTAGAACTAAAAAAGGTTTTATACTTTCATTTAATAAAGAAACTGTTAAGGATAAGCTCAAAGAAATGGGATTATATGAAGAACAATTATTTTTAGATTAAACTTTGTAATAGCTTTGCATAATTCTTTTAAGTCCAACATATTATTTTTAATTCGTTTTAAACCATTTAAAAATAAAATGTTTTATTATATTAAGAATAAAATGCCTCGTCATAAATCTTGCGAAAATGCAAACACTTATCACTATAAGGTTAAATATAATGATAGTTTAGAAGGAGAGAAAGAGAAATTATTTAGAACATGTAAAGAGATTGAAGAAGTATTCGGAGTGAGCCGATCAACTGTTTATAATTATTACATGAAAATAGGTAAAACTAAAAAACATAAAGATATTTTAGAAGTTGAAAAATTAAATCCACCAGTAGAAAGATTTAAAAGAATCTTAATAGAATTTGATTAAACTTCGTAATAGCTTTGCTTAATTTTTTTTAATACCTCTTTAAATATACAAATTCAATTTTTTATTTTTTTCTTGTTTATTTCCTATTTAAAAAATATAAGTATATTGTATAAATAGTGAAAATATGAATATTAAGTCTAATTACGAACAAAAAAAGGCTCATTTAATAGCTTATCAAAAAGCTTATTATCTTAAAAATATTGATAAATGCAAAGCATATCAAAAAGAATACCAAAAAGAATATAGAAAAAATATAGAAAAGATGGATAAAAAAAGAGAATATATGAGAGAATATAATAAAAAATATTCAAAAATTTATAGAGAAAAAAACCCAGAAAAATACAAATTATATATAAAAAATTATCAATTAAAAAATAAAGACAAGTTAAGAGCTTATCAAAAATCTTATAACCATACTTTAAAAGGTAAAAAAGGTATGAGAATTGCAAACTGGAAACAAATAGGGGTTCAAGATACTGATTATAGTGAACTATATGATATGTATATTAAAGAGCCAAAATGCTGGATATGTCATACAAAATTTAAAAATTCAAAAGCCAGACATTTAGACCATGACCATGAAACAGGTGAAGTAAGATATGTGTGCTGTGTTGCATGTAATACCACTATTTTATCAAATAAGAATAATTAATCATTTTTATTTTCTTTAATAATAATAAAATGGAAAATGAAATAGAAAATATTTTTATTAAAACTGAACCTATTGAAGCCGAAGCCGAAGCCGAAGCACCAAAAAAGAGAGGAAGACCTAAAAGACAATTAACAGAAAAGCAATTAGAAGCTCTTTCAAAGGGCAGAGCGAAAGTAAAAGAAAATAGATTAAAAACTAGTCAACAATTAAAATTAGAACAAAGAGAACAAAAAAAAGAATTAACTAAAAGACAAAAAAAAGCCTTAGAAACTGTTAGAAAAAATAAAAAATTAGATGAATGGGACGAAATAAAATCAAATGTTCTTTCAAAATTACCTGATGAAGATTCTTTTAACACTTGTAAGGCTTTTTTAGATACTTTAACAGATGAAGAAATTATAAATGAACAAAAAAGAAATGAGAAACTTTTGATAATGTGCCGTCATATTAAAGCAAAAATGAATTAATTTTTTTATTTTTTTTCTTCCACTAATTTAATATGAATGACTATAAAGTATATCCTATTAAAATAGATGAAGACAAACTCGGTGAAAGTAAAAGAGATATTATTCCTGATTTAGTTCATTTTAATGTTTTATTAGGCAAAATTAGATCAGGCAAGTCAGTTTTGTTACAAAACCTCTATTTATCTCCTAGATTCTATGGTAAAGACTATGATATAAAAATATTGATAAGCCCTTCAATTCATAATGATGTTCAAATGCAATATATGGTGGAAAATTTTGACTATGTATTTGATGAGTATTCAGAGGATTTATTAGACACTATTTTAGATATGATAAAAAATGATGAAGATGACAATAGGTATTTAATGGTTTTAGATGATATTATGGGAGATAAAGGCTTTGTAATGAAAAAACAAGGTAAACAAGACGCATTTAGTAGTATGATAACAAAATTTAGACATATAGGAAGTGAAGCCCTAGGAACTGAGGGCAGAATGGCTATATGTTTAACGGCTCAGTTATATAGATTTTTAACCCCTACAATTAGACAAAATATCCAAGGTTTTCACATTTTAGGTTCTTTTCCAGAATCTGAATTAAAAAAAATTGCAGAAGATTATTCTTTTATTGGTGGAAGTGAAAAAAACTTTATGAATATTTTTCATCAGTCAAGAAGAAAACCTTTTGATTTTTTATATATAAATGTTCCAAGATTAGAGGCTTATAGGAATTATGATGAATTATTATGGAGTAGTGAAATGAATCAACAAAAAGATGTTGAAGAATTGGATAAAAAAATAAATGTTAAAAATGATGAATAAAAAATATTTTAATATATCATAGTATATTAATTATGTCTCTTCAATCCATTTTACAAAGTTATTCACAAGATATAAATTCAATTAATGCACATAATACCGATGTTGAAAATGAGGTTAGAAATAGAAAAGCTGAAACATTAGAGGAACAATTCCAGCATCATTTAGATGCTTTTAATTCTGGGGCTCAGATTTTAGGAACTGCCGCAGGTGCTTATCATGTTGGTAGAAAGGCTTATAATAAATATAAACAAAGAGTAAGAGGAAATCAAGCAAATGTTAAAGAAGAACCAGATACCGAAACAGATGCTTCTCAGCCTACTGGTGAAGAAGGTGATGCCTCAGCATCCACAAGAGCAGATGCCGCTAATGCTGGAACTGATACTAGTGAAGAATCAAGAGGAGTTCAGCAGGGTGACGCAGGAACTAATCCACAAGCCGCCTCTGAATCTTCTGACGGACAACAAGCCGCACAAGAACAAGCACAAGACGCACAAGTTCAAACTAATGATGCCGCAAGAGCACAGGCTCAGGCTCAATCTGATAGTGCAACACAACCAGCAAGTTCGGCAGATGCTCCTGCTGGTGAAGAAAATCCCTTTTCATTAAAAAATTTTGATCCTGCGGAATATAGTAGGCAAACTGGGTCAGCAACTACAACCACAGTTCAAGGTGAAAGACCTGTTGAATTTAGTAGACCTGATGTTACTGGCGAAGGTGATTTATTACAACAGCCCAGAAGCATAGGAACAACCATAACAAGAGGAGCGGAACAGCCTTCCGCTAGGGTTCAATCCTTAACACAAGATAGTAGTGACTTAACAGGTGTAGGTAGTGATATTGATAGAGGATTGACAGGAGTTCAAGATGTTGTAAACGGTGTAAGAAGTGGAGTAGGAAATGTGGTAAAAAATGTAGCTAATAAAGTAGGTCAGGCAGCTAGTAAGATTTTGCCTGAATCAGGTTCATTTTTAGAAGGGGCTGGTGGTGCTGTTTTAGATGGAGCTCTTGACGCGATCCCCGTGGTTGGAGATCTAGCATCAATAGGACTAGCTATATATTCTGCAATTACTGGTGATAGTCACAAAACAAACCCAGACGAAGAGGACAACACAAAATCAGCCATGGGAACTGCCTCAACCGCTATTGACCCTAAGGCTTTACAGCAACAGGCAAAAGGCTCAATTCAGGCGGCGTTAGTTTAATTTTTTTTATATCCATTTTTAATATAAAATCTTTTATTATACTAAAAATGGTTAAAGTTGGAAGATATGATTATCAAAAATCTAATAAACCAGATAAAAAATTAGTTGTTGTTGTGGAACATAAAGGGAAAAAAAAGACTATACATTTTGGTGCTAGAAACATGGAACATTTTAAAGACCGCACAGGTATATGGAAAAGTAAAGACCATGGAGATAGTAAAAGAAGAAAAAATTTTAGAGATAGAATGTCAGGTATAAAATTAAAAGATGGCAGTAGAGCAATAGATAACCCATTGAGTCCAGCTTATCATGCTTTAAGAATTTTGTGGTAATATATTATAGATGTTTGATTATATTCAATATGGGGTTCTACCTTTATTTATTCAAGTATACATTCAAAGGCTCGGTATGGAACACCCAGCGGCAAGATTAATAAAAAATATAAAAAATCCAGAGGTGATATTTTCAAAACAGCCTTTAAGTTTCTCTCAATTATATTTTTTATTTAGTAATAGTAATGGAGAAGTTTTTGGAATATATAGAGAAAACGGATGGGAGAGTTTATGAATCTAAAAAAAATATTGAACGAGTTTTAAGATTATTAAATATTGATAATTTTATTGATTTAATGGCTGAAATGCCTAATTTTAATTTAATAATAGAAAAGTTATTAGATAAATACACATTAGGGACAACATTAAATATTTTAGACACATTAAGAATTTTATCGGTCTATTATGATGCAGACAAAATATATATGTATAGGTTTATAGATGAATACAATAATTTATTAGATCTTAAAGAAAATAAAGATATGTATTCAAAATTTTCTATTTTTGAAGTCAAAAAAAAAATAGAATCAATAGGTGAGATATTTTTAACACATCAGAAAAGCTATACACAAATTAGAAATTTTTTAGTATTATATTTATTTATTGTTGAATTTCCTTTAAGGCTTACTAATTGGACTAAAATCAAATTAGTTCATAATAATTTTGAGTTTTTGGATGAGTTTGATGATTATCCTTTTTATTTAGTTATTCAAAACAACGATTTTTATTTTATTTTTAATAAGTTTGAAGAAGGCTATTTTACAGGTCAATATATTCATAAGATAACAAATAAAGTAACATACGGACTATTATCAAGATTTTTAATTCACATGAAAAATACTAATCATTATTTTATTACTAATAAAAGCGGAAAACCAATATCAAATCCTAATTTATCAAATGCAATAACAAATTTCACTAAGGAAACATTTGGAAAAGTATTAAGTATAAATAATTTAAGATGTAAATATAAACAATATGCAGATTTAATATTAAGTAAAGAAGAAATGGAAATTAAATTAAAATTATTTAACTTATGATTATTATTTAAAATTTTTATATTTACATTAATTATATGAGTGGAACTTTAATATGTGGAAGACATACTGCATCAGATACAATAGTGCCTGTTGAGGTTAATGCTGACGGAACACTTGAAATGACAGCCGAAATAGATTCTTCGGCTCTTGCAAAAGAATCAACACTTGATTCTTTTAGAACTGAAAACGCTTCAAATTTAGGTGCACTTGCTACGGCTCTTGATGACGGCACACAGGTCACCAAATGTATGGGGTCAGAAGACGGTTCAACTGGTGGAACACAAAGACAACTCCATGTGGATGGAAGTGGTAATGTTTTAACAAGTATAGTTTCAAGTGTTAATGTATTACCTGCTAATGCTGTTAATAGTGGTATTACTAATGACCCTGCTAATTCTGTTGCTGTGGGATTAAGAGGAAGAACAACTATTGGTGATAGTTCAACGGAAACATTTTTAAAGTGTGATGCTTCTGGTGTTCTTGAAGTTTCTTCTTCTGGTGGTTCAAGTTCATCTACACAAACCAGTGAATCAAAATCAGTTCCTGATTCTACATTAACAGTTTTAGGAGATAATACAAATGCTTATATAGATACAAATGGCGGAAATAAATTTGTTATAATAGTTCAATCAACAAGCGGAGCAGGTGGAGCACAAATTTCAATAGAATGGTCTGATGTGACAGGTTTTACTGCTGGAAATGTTAGTGTTTGTAATGGTTTTGTAGCAGGACTGGCTGATGCTACACCAGCAAGTCTGGCTGCTGTAACAAGAGCGGATGCCTCTTCTTTAACAAATCAAAGATTATTTACTTATGATACTATTCCAGCCAGATACGCAAGAGTTACTGTTAAGCAGACTTCTGGCGGTGCTTTAACTTATGTTGCTAAATCTTACTTATCGCCTTAATTTTTTTTTCTTTTAATATTTTATTAGAATGATTATTAATTGCAATAAAATATGTGAATGGATTAATAAATTAGCTATTTCAATAATGGATTATTGGATTCCTGAGCCTATATGTGAAGGCTGCCCTTGCTGTTTAGAACAATCTAAAAAGCAGAAATAGTAGGACATAAAACACCATTTATATTAACATTTATTAAAATATCCCCTGTGGTTGTTGTAGGAATATAATTTATTTTTACAACTTTCCCAGCTGTTATTAAGCCATCTAATGTATAAGTTAACTGTTGATAAGATGTAGAAACTAAAAATTCACCTATACTTGCTTCTATATTTGTTGATGGATCAAATTCATACACTACTATTTTGCCGCTCGGAGCATAAGCCGCTATATTAATATCTCTTACTATTAATTGTTTATTAGCAGGAACTTTATAATAAGCAAAATGGCTCACATTTTCCGTTGCCCCCATATATCCTAAAATCGCTCCTGCATCACCTGTAATTTTTATAATACCTTCATTATGCTTTAAACTTCCTACTTCTGTTATAGTCATTCTACTTATACCTGTAAAATCTACTCCCATTAATCCAGAACCTGTATTGACATCGTAAATAGAATCATATTCAACGCCGTCATCATCTACCCCTTGAATCCTTATATGTCTTGCTCCTGTTCCTGCTGGTTGATTATCATTAGCCCCTGCAACTACTAATGAAGCATTAACATTAGCAGATGTATAGGAATAATTTTCAGTTAATCCTATTGTTATTTCATTAGAAGGATTAGTTCTTTGAATACCTTGAATATTAATTTTTTGAAAATCATTATGAATACCTCTAACTAAATCCACCTCATAATTATTTGATATTCTTATCAAATTTGTGTTATCATCAATAGATTGTTTAGAATTTAAAAAAGTCATAGTATTAAATTGAGTTGATGAAGATAGACCAGTAACTAGATGAATTTTTCCTGCCGTTGATGTAGTATTAAGAACTCTTACAGAAAAATTATCAGCTTGAATTTGAAACTTTTTAATAAAACTTTTATTAATAGTTAATGTTTTAGAGAAAAATAAATCAGGATTAGATCCATTAATATCTATACTTGAATAAATTTCTAATGTTGCAGCAACACTACATTTAACATTAACGGATATAGTAGAATAAGCACTAGTATTTATAAAGCCAGATTCATATCCATCGGCTATAAAATCTCCTATAACTGTTGCATCAGGTAAATAAATAAAAGATTCGGTATTCTGTTGATAAGGCATTTTTATTTAATATAATTAATATTAGTAAATATTTTAAAATTATTTTATTTACAATAAATATATGAGTCAATCTATTGCTTCTAAATTTATCTCTCTTGTTCCGACTAACGGCACAGAATTTACTGTATCATCAGGTCAAAAAGTCATCTTTGAGGTTCAGCCTTCATTAGGATTAGTAAAAGGTAGAGATTCTTATCTTGTTTTTGATATTCTTAACAATTGCTCTGATAATAGAAGAATTATGTTGAGTAATACAGCAGGGGCTATGGGTATTGTTTCTAGATGTGACATTTATAGTTTAAGGACAGGTCAACATTTGGAAACTATGCAGAATATAAATCAAATGTATTCTCTTGCTAATCAGTATTTATTTGAAGATAAAACAAACCTTCAAGCCCTTCAAGGCTGTGGAGATAAAGTTTTTGCTAAGGAAGATAACGGAGCAGGTTCTGTTCCTGTTGTTAATTCATCAGGAAGCGTTAACAATAACTTATTAAGTCCTATTAATGGTAGTGCTGAATTAGTAGCCAATTTCAGAAGATATACAGTCCCATTAAAAGCTGGTATCCTTAGATACTGGGACGAAGAAAGATTATGTAATGTTATGGGCTTACAGGGTCTTAGAATTGAATTAACCTTAGAAAGCCCTGAGGAATCATGCTTCATTATGTCTGCTGAAAAAAGTGACGGCTCAAAATATTTATTAACTGATGGTGTAGAATGTCAAGACACCGCAGGAGCTACTTTTAATATTAGAACAAAAGCCGCCGACTCTATAACCATTAATAAATGTGGTTTTGCTGTGGGCAATCAAGTTGCCGTTACTAGTAATATAGCAACTGTTAACACTACTATTAACGCTATTCAGGATGTCGGTGGAGGTGAAACTCAATTCACTCTTGCCGACCAAATAGGTGGGGTTGCTACTGGTGTGAAAATTCAGGTAAGAGGTGATACAAGAGCTTTAAAGGTTAGACCACAATTTAGAGTTTTAACTGTTGCCCCTCCTCCTTCCCTTATTAATGAAATGATGAAGGGTTTTCAGTATGAATTCACAACATATGACCACTATGTTGATAATATTCCTGCTAATGCTAGAAAACATCTTATTGAACTTAATTCAGTTGCAACTCGTGCCGTTTGTGTTATGAGTCAGTTTAGTGATGTTTCTAAATTAGGTGGTGAAAATTCAAGTTCTTATTATGGGGGTGAAGTTCCTAATGATTTAAATCTTAATTCAGTTGTTTACTTTTTAAAATCAAGATTAGTTCCTGTCAGACCTTATGACCCAAGGATTAATAATGAAAAAATAGTAGCGGTTAATGAATTAGTTAAATCATGGAATTCAGTTAATAAAGAAGCTAAGGATTTAGGAAATCAGGAAGGTAAAAACGGTGATATTTACACTAACACTTTCCTTATTGGTAGACAACTTGCAAGATCTCCCTATTATTATGATTTAGGAAATGCAGAAGGTCAGATTAGATTAGGATTTTCAGCCGCAAGGACAAATGATACTCTTGCCGATACTTTTATCTGGTCTAGAAAGATTATTAATGTTTCTGAAAGTGGAGGGGTTCAGGTTGTTCTTTAAATTAACAACAACAGATATAAAGACATTTAAATATAGCACATATTCCTATGCCTACACAAATCCCAATGCCGATACTTACGGGGTCATACATTATTATGTTAATTAAATATATTTTTAATATTTAATTAATATAAATGATTCTATATAAAGATGACTGCTTTAATATCTTCCCTAAAATTGAAGATAAATCAATTGACCTTTTTTTATTAGATTTACCCTATGCAAATAAAAAATTTGGTAATTGCACGGCTTGTGCTTGGGATACTCCGATTGACCTTGAAAAAATGTGGGTTGAAATAAAAAGAATGATGAAGCCTAATGCTATAATTATTTTTTTTTGTAATACTAAATTTGGTTATACTTTAATTCATAGCAATCCTAAATGGTTTAAATATGAAATAACATGGAAGAAAGGAAATAAAAAAGTAGGGTTTTTAGGAGCAAAAAAACAACCATTAAAACAAACAGAATTTTTATATATTTTTAAAAAAGAACAAGGGACATACAACCCCCAAATGACTTATGGAAATAAACCTTATAAAGATGATGTAAGAAAAAAAGCAAAAAAATGTGGAGTATATGGAGAAGATATGATAGCTAAACCTGTTATAAATAAAGGGGAAAGGTATCCAACAAATATTTTAGATTTTAGTCCCCCTTATTCTAAAAAAAAGACTTTTCATGCAACAGAAAAACCAGTAGACTTATTAGAGTGGTTAATAAAAACTTATACAAATGAAGAAGATTTAGTTATAGATTTTTGTATGGGTTCTGGATCTACTGGTCAAGCTTGTAAAAATACAAATAGAAAATTTATAGGAATAGAAAAAGATGAAGAAATTTTTAAACTTGCAGAGCAAAGATTAAAAAATTAAATTTTTTTTAAGAAAAAGTTTGAAAATAAAAATATTATTAATAAGTATTAATAATGCCTGTTTCAAAAGTTAATTTTTCTATCCCTGCTATTAATGACCAAGCCACGAGCATAGACTCTTCTAATAAATTAACTGGCGGTTTTTCTTTTAATAAAGGAACTGCAAATATTAGATTTTCTATTTCTTCTCAGGAAAGAATGATAGACACTTCTGACATGTATCTGACTGGACAAGTTGTCTATTTAAAATCTGACGGCACAACTATTCAAGACGCAAACGCCGTAGCCAGAGCAGACTATAATGCTGGTAATGGTGCTAATTTAACTATCCCAACAAATACAAATGTTAGTAACTGGAACGGAGTTGAAAATGCTATTAAAAGAATTTTTGTCCAGTCTAAAAAGTCTTCTGTTGAAATAGCTCAGCATAATAATTACCCTATGTATGTAGGATTAAGGAAAGCACATACACATTCCCCAGCCGATTATTTAGTTTCTCCTCTTGCTAGAACTCAGGCGGCAGGTTCTAATGCTTCTGAAATGAATAGACATCAGTCAGTTATGTGTAATGCTACCCACAATTCAGGAGGTTTATTTACTAATTTATCAAACTTTAATGATAAAAATTATGGTAGACCTTTTAGTTTTAAATTAGATACTGCCCTTTTAAATAATGTTAAGCCTTTACATTTAGGGAAGGATTACCTCGGCGGTTTAATTGTTAATATTGAATTAAATAATGATGCAGGTTTCTTTTATGAAAGATTTAGAGCAGAAGGAGCTAATCACCCTTCTATTGTCGGCACATATTATATTTTAAAGAATGTAAGACTTCAAGGTAGATTTTTAGTTCCAACCCCCAGAGATATGGAACAGTATCAGCCCAATATGCTTATTAATGATAGAGTTAACCTTATTAATGATGTTGTATCCTCTACAAATGCTACTAAATATACACCCAATCTTTCCGCTGTCAGGTCTTTCGTAAATCTTTTCTTAGACCAAGATCAAGAAAACAATGTTAAAAAGAATCAGAATAATTATAGATTACCTTGTGGTTTAAGAGAATTTAGTCAAAACAAAAACAATATTCGTCAACCAGAAGACTTCATAATAGAAGTTTCACCTAATCTTTTAACTAAAACCGCTCAGAATGGTAAGACTGGTGCAATTTCCGCTCAGGATTATATCCAGAAATTAGGCGGTCAGGGTGACGCAGAAGTTAGAAACAGATTCCAAAGAGCTGTATTAGACGGACAATTATCTGATAAGACTTCTGCTACTTTACAACTTACCGAAAATTCTTTAACTGCTGATTATGAAACAGGAGGCGATGCTAACAACGGTATCGGAAATAATACTCTTGCTGATGTATGTGGTATAGGTCTTGATTATACTCACCATTTCGGCAATACTTCTAATTTCGTCAATCAGGATTATGACCTTATCATTAGAAGTGGTGTTCAGTCTGGTGATGCCGTTCTTCCTGCTTCAAGGAATAATGCACCAGAGCTTCAAGAATCCTATGTCAAGTGTGTTGCAGGTTTTAATAGTCAAACATTAGTAAAGACTATTTCATAAATATTTTTCTCTTTCTTCTTTCCGTGAAACATTAAATTTTTCAATAGAGGTGTTTTTATCCCTGACTTCTCTATTCCAGAATTGACGCCCATCACAAACATGAACGGACTGATTTAATCCCTGACTGATAACAGTTTGATTAGTAAAAATATAAATTTTATTTTTAAAGTTAACAACCTTTGTATATGCATTAGAATATTTAACCCACTTGATATAGATGGGCTTTTTAATCTTTTCATAATCCACATCAAGAGTTTTTGTTAAATTGTAAATTTCATGTTCTTCAATAAGTCTAGTGTTAAAATCCTCTTCAAATCCAAGAGGTGCATAGATATAGTTTGAGTTGATTTCGGTGAGAGTAAGATAAGCCATTTTATTCTTAAATTGTTTAAGAGTTTATTCTTTAAATAATTTTTTAAACAATTTATTTATTTAGGGTCTTAAAAAAATTAGGGTCTTAAAATTTTAATATTTTAATTAGATATATGAAAGAACCAGCCGAAGGCACAGGAAAAAAACCAAAAAATTCAGGTCGCAGATTATATACAGATGAAAATCCAAAAGATACAGTATCAATAAAATTTAGTAGTGTTTCAGATGTTAAATCAACCATAAATAAATTAGAAAGATTATATAAAAAAGGTGAACGACCACATAAAAGAATAAGTCAAATAGCCCAAGTTTTAGAACAAAGATTAAGATTCATAAAAGGTGCAGATGACAGACATAGAATAGCTAAAAAATATACAGATTTTTTAAAAGAAAGAACTAAAAAACCAGAAAATGAAAGGAAAAAAATGAAATTTTAATATTTGTTATAAATATATGGATTTAAGAACTAGATTAGAATCTCACAATTTACAAACTTTAAGAGATGAAGTAGCAAAACAACAAGACCTATTAAGAGGATATTCAAAATTAAAAAAAAAAGAATTAATAACTTTAATGTTAAAACATGAAAAAAAATTTAACTATATTCAAATGAAACAAAAAGAAGAAAGAGCGGAAAAAGGGGGAAGAAGTAAAAAATTTGATTTTAGATCATCTGATAGTGCTTTAAGAAATACCGCAAGGTCATTAATGGAATATATTAAAAATGGTTATGTGATAAAAAAAAGTGATTTTAAAAACCAAAAAGAAATTGATGAATTTGTTAAATACGCTACTGAATATTATAAGGGCGGAGGTAATGGAATAGTGGAAAAAGCCTTATCAATGTATAAGCCAAAAAATAGAAATTATAAATTTGAAAAAATAAAGGTTGAAAAAAGAAAAATACCAACACAAAGACAACAACAAAAAAAAGAGGCTAAATTTAGTTTATTAGAATTTTAATATTTGTTATAAATATATGGATTTAAAAGCAAGATTGGAAACTCACACACTTAGAAGTTTAAAGTATGAGGTAGCCCAAGTAAAAAAACAATTAAATTATTCAAAATTAAAAAAAGATGAACTTATAAAATTAATGTTAAAACATAAAGATTTATTCGGAAGAATAACAGCCGTTCCAGAAGGTTTTAAACATGTATTTGAAAAAGGCAAAAGATTTTTAGAACCTACTAAAAAGAAAGAACAAGAAGACAAAGTTAAAGGTTTTTTTCAAGATTTAGATAGGAAATCAAGTGAGGCTACTGCAAATATTAGAGGTAGGGTTCGTGCAGAAAGAAATGAAAAAGCAAGGGTAAGAATTTTTAACGAAGCTATAAAAGTTTTAAAAGATGGAACAAAAAAACAAAAAGATGCCGTAATAGATTTTTTTAATACAACAGCTAATAATGATTTATTTGAGGCATTAGAATTTGATAGTAAATATATTAAAGATGGGATTTTTGTTAAGGGTGTTTTAACAAAACCTCTAAAATTAAGGGAAGCCTTATTAACAGCCGATAGAAATGGAAAGGGAGCATTATCAAGAGATGTTTATTTAGATTTAGAAATTCCACAAAAAAAAGAAAAAGTTAAAAAGCCAGAACCTAAAAAGGTTATTAAGAAAAAATAATTATTATTGTAATTCATAAGGGATAATATTAAATGCATTACACCATTTAAAAATTATTTTATATTCTTCTTTTATTTCTTTTACTGGTTTATCTAAAACTCTTTCCTGTGTATGTGTGATAATATTTCTAACATATACGCAATAATAATATTTTGA